AGTGAAATACCTCCCTTTTGTGGATTTGTCTGTTTGTCGACTTTTTGTGTTGGTGGTGAGTGTTGTGCAGCCTGAGCTTCCTGGGTCTCGTGATTGGTGTGAGGAGACGCGTCGTTGGTGGGGTGTGTGGGGTGAGGATAGCCGTGCGCCGTACGTGTCTGATGAGGAGTGGCTGTTTCTTTTGGATGCTGCTGTGATTCATGATGTGGTGTGGCGTGAAGGCAGGGCGGACCTTGTGGCTTCGCTTCGTGCTCATGTGAAGGCGTTTATGGGCATGTTGGATCGGTATTCGGTTGATGTGGTGTCTGGTGGCCGTGGCGGCGGGTCTGCGGTGGCGATGATTGACCGGTATAGGAAGCGTAAAGGGGCCTAATGTCGAGCGTTGTGGGTTCTCAGGTTCCCCGCCATCGTGTTGCTGCAGCCTATTCAGTGACTGCTGGCGGGGATGCTGGCGAGCTTGGTATGGCGTATGGGTTGACGCCTGATCCGTGGCAGCAGCAGGTGTTGGATGATTGGCTAGCGATTGGGGCTAGTGGTCGTCTGGCTTCGGGTGTGTGTGGGGTGTTTGTGCCTCGCCAAAATGGGAAGAATGCGATCCTTGAGATTGTTGAGTTGTTTAAGGCGACGATTCAGGGTCGCCGTATTTTGCATACTGCCCACGAGTTGAAGTCGGCTCGTAAGGCGTTTATGCGTTTGCGGTCGTTTTTTGAGAATGAGCGGCAGTTTCCTGACTTGTATCGTATGGTGAAGTCGATTCGTGCAACTAATGGTCAGGAGGCTATTGTGTTGCATCATCCGGATTGTGCCACGTTTGAGAAGAAGTGTGGCTGTTCGGGTTGGGGTTCGGTGGAGTTTGTGGCTCGTAGCCGTGGTTCTGCTCGTGGTTTTACGGTTGATGATTTGGTGTGTGATGAGGCCCAGGAGTTGTCTGATGAGCAGTTGGAGGCTTTGCTTCCTACTGTGTCTGCGGCGCCTTCTGGTGATCCGCAGCAGATTTTTTTGGGGACTCCTCCTGGGCCGTTGGCTGATGGTTCGGTGGTGTTGCGTTTGCGTGGGCAGGCGCTTGGTGGAGGGAAACGTATTGCGTGGACGGAGTTTTCGATTCCTGACGAGTCGGATCCGGAGGATTTGTCTCGGTCGTGGCGTAAGCTTGCCGGTGACACGAATCCTGCGTTGGGTAGGCGTCTGAATTTTGGGACTGTGTCTGATGAGCATGAGTCGATGTCTGCGGCCGGGTTTGCGAGGGAGCGTCTTGGCTGGTGGGATCGCGGCCAGTCTGCCACATCTGTGGTTCCGGCGGATAAGTGGTTGCAGTCTGCGGTTGATGATGTTGAGCTTGCGGGTGGGAAGGTTTTTGGTATCTCTTTTTCGAGGTCTGGTAATCGTGTTGCACTAGCTGGCGCCGGCAAGACGGATGATGGTGTCCATGTTGAGGTTATTGATGGCCTGTCGGGGACGATTGTTGACGGTGTAGGCCAACTGGCTGATTGGCTGGCGTTGCGTTGGGGTGACACGGAGCGGATTATGGTTGCCGGGTCTGGTGCGGTGTTGTTGCAGAAGGCGTTGACGGATCGTGGTGTACCTGGTCGGGGTGTTGTGGTTGCCGATACCGGGGTGTATGTGGAGGCGTGTCAAGCCTTCCTGGAAGGTGTCAGGTCTGGTGTTGTTTCTCATCCCTGTGCTGATTCTCGCCGTGACATGTTGGAGATTGCTGTGAGGTCGGCTGTGCAGAAGCGTAAGGGATCTGCTTGGGGCTGGGGCTCGACGTTTAAAGACGGCAGTGAGGTTCCTCTTGAGGCTGTGTCGCTGGCGTATCTTGGTGTGAAGATGGCGAAGGCTCGGCGGCGTGAGCGTAGTGGTAGGAAGAGGGTGTCTGTGGTATGAACGTGGACGAGTTGGCTCTGATTGAGGGCATGTACGATCGTATTAAGAGGTTGTCTTCGTGGCATTGTCGCATTGAGGGCTACTATGAGGGTTCGAATCGTGTCCGTGATTTGGGGGTTGCTATTCCTCCCGAGTTGCAGCGTGTGCAGACTGTGGTGTCGTGGCCTGGTATAGCTGTGGATGCTTTGGAGGAGCGTCTAGATTGGCTTGGCTGGACGAATGGTGACGGCTACGGCCTGGATGGCGTATATGCCGCTAATCGGCTTTCGACGGCTTCGTGTGATGTTCATTTGGATGCGCTGATTTTTGGGTTGTCGTTTGTGGCTGTTATCCCTCAAGAGGATGGGTCGGTGTCGGTTTGTCCGCAGTCACCAAAGAATTGCACCGGAAAGTTTTCTGCCGATGGTTCTCGTCTGGATGCGGGTTTGGTGGTTCAGCCGACTTGTGATCCTGAGGTTGTTGAGGCTGAGCTTTTGCTTCCTGATGTGATTGTTCAGGTGGAGCGGCGGGGCTCGCGCGAGTGGGTTGAGGTTGGCCGTATCGAGAATGTGCTTGGTGCGGTTCCGCTGGTGCCTATTGTGAATCGGCGTAGGACGTCTCGTATTGATGGGCGCTCCGAGATTACGAGGTCTATTAGGGCTTATACGGATGAGGCTGTGCGCACGCTGCTTGGCCAGTCTGTGAATCGTGATTTCTATGCGTATCCTCAGCGCTGGGTGACTGGTGTGTCGGCTGACGAGTTTTCGCAGCCTGGCTGGGTCCTGTCGATGGCTTCTGTGTGGGCTGTGGATAAGGATGATGACGGTGACACCCCGAATGTTGGGTCGTTTCCTGTCAATAGTCCTACACCGTATTCGGATCAGATGAGACTTTTGGCGCAGTTGACTGCTGGGGAGGCTGCTGTTCCGGAGCGTTATTTCGGGTTTATCACGTCTAATCCGCCGTCAGGTGAGGCTTTGGCTGCCGAGGAATCTCGGCTGGTGAAGCGTGCTGAGCGGCGTCAGACGTCGTTTGGTCAGGGTTGGTTGTCGGTTGGTTTTTTGGCTGCTAAGGCGCTTGATTCGAGTGTTGATGAGGCTGCGTTTTTCGGTGATGTTGGTTTGCGTTGGCGTGATGCTTCGACACCAACTAGGGCTGCTACGGCGGATGCTGTGACGAAGCTTGTGGGTGCCGGTATTCTTCCGGCGGATTCTCGGACGGTGTTGGAGATGTTGGGGCTTGATGATGTGCAGGTTGAGGCTGTGATGCGGCATCGTGCCGAGTCGTCTGATCCGTTGGCTGCGCTAGCTGGGGCTATTTCCCGTCAAACTAACGAGGTATGATAGGCGATGGCTTCGGGTGCTATGTCGAGGCTGGCTGCGACTGAGTATCAGCGGCAGGCGATAAGGTTTGCCGGAAAGTATGCGGGGTATTATTCTGAGCTTGGCCGTTTGTGGCGTTCTGGGAAGATGAATGACACGCAGTATGTGCGTTTGTGTGTGGAGTTGGAGCGTGCCGGGCATGACGGTTCAGCATCGATGGCGGCTAAGTTCGTGTCGGATTTTCGCCGGTTGAATGGTGTCGATCCTGGTTTGATCGTGTATGACGAGTTTGATGCTGCTGCGGCTTTGGCTAGGTCTTTTTCGACTATGAAGATTATTAATAGTGACCCGGATAGGGCGAATGATACTATTGACACGATGGCGGCGGGTGTTAATCGGGCTGTGTTGAATGCTGGCCGTGACACGGTTGAGTGGTCTGCGGGTGCTCAAGGGCGGTCGTGGCGTCGGGTGACGGATGGTGATCCGTGTGCTTTTTGTGCCATGCTTGCTACGAGATCGGATTATACAACCAAAGAGAGAGCACTCACTACTGGTCATACTCGGCGTCATAAGCGTGGTAGTAAGCGTCCGTTTGGTTCGAAATATCATGATCATTGTGGGTGTACGGTGGTTGAGGTTGTTGGCCCTTGGGAACCAAATAGGGCTGATGCCGAGTATCAGAAGGTTTATGAGAAGGCTCGTGAGTGGGTTGATGATCATGGTTTGTCGCAGTCGCCTGGCAATATTTTGAAGGCTATGCGTACTGTTGGCGATATGAGATGATTGATATGGTTTCCGGTTGTGCGCCGCCGGTTATTGGTGCACAGGGTTGTCTCCCGCACGGGGGTCAGCAAGTTAGTGTTGTTTTCCGCAAGGAGTGTAGGGTTAGGCTATGGCCGATCAAAAAGTTGAAGAACAGAATGTTGACAATGATGCTGTTGAGCCCGGAAAGGGCGAGGACATTGTTGATGTTGTGAAGGATGGGCAGGCTGCCGGCGATGATCATGTCGGTGATGTTTCCGTGAAGGGTGAGGTTTCTGGGCCGTCTGGTACGGATTGGAAGGCTGAGGCTCGTAAGTGGGAGTCTCGTGCTAAAAGTAATTTCGCCGAGTTGGAGAAGCTTCGCGCCTCGGATGGTGATGCCGGGTCTGTGATTGATGAGCTTCGCCGCAAGAATGAGGAGCTCGAGGGTAAAGTTAACGAGTTCGTTCTTGAGGGTGTGAAGCGCGAGGTGGCTGCCGAGTGTGGCCTGTCGGGTGATGCGGTCGCTTTCTTGCACGGTAGCGATCGTGAAGCACTGGTGGAGTCTGCTAAGGCTTTGAAGGGTTTGATCGACCATAGTGGCGGTGCGGGTGTGCGCCGTCTTGCGGGGAGTGCCCCCGTGGATGATGTTAAACGACGTGAGGGTGTCGCGTTTGTGGATGCTCTTGTCAATAATTCTAGGAGATGATTTGTGATGGCTGACGATTTTCTTTCTGCAGGGAAGCTTGAGCTTCCTGGTTCTATGATTGGTGCGGTGCGTGACCGTGCTATCGATTCTGGTGTGCTTGCTAAGCTGTCGCCTGAGCAGCCGACTATTTTCGGGCCCGTGAAGGGTGCCGTTTTTTCGGGTGTTCCTCGCGCCAAGATTGTTGGCGAGGGCGAGGTTAAGCCTTCCGCTAGCGTTGATGTTTCTGCGTTTACTGCCCAGCCTATCAAGGTTGTGACTCAGCAGCGTGTCTCTGACGAGTTCATGTGGGCGGACGCCGATTACCGTCTGGGTGTGCTTCAGGATCTGATTTCCCCAGCCCTGGGCGCCTCGATTGGTCGCGCCGTTGATCTGATTGCTTTCCATGGTGTTGATCCTGCTACGGGTCAGCCTGCCGCGGCTGTCAAGGTGTCGCTGGATAAGACTTCGAAGACGGTGAATGCTACAGATTCGGCTACGACTGATCTGGTCAAAGCGGTAGGGCTGATTGCGGGTGCTGGTTTGCAGGTTCCTAACGGTGTCGCCCTGGATCCGGCGTTCTCGTTTGCGCTGTCCACTGAGGTTTATCCGAAGGGGTCTCCGCTTGCCGGTCAGCCGATGTATCCTGCCGCCGGTTTCGCTGGCCTGGATAATTGGCGTGGCCTTAATGTTGGTTCTTCTTCGACTGTTTCGGGTGCCCCGGAGATGTCGCCTGCCTCTGGTGTTAAGGCTATTGTTGGTGATTTCTCTCGTGTCCATTGGGGGTTCCAGCGTAACTTCCCGATCGAGCTGATCGAGTATGGCGATCCGGATCAGACTGGTCGCGATTTGAAGGGCCATAACGAGGTTATGGTTCGTGCCGAGGCTGTCCTGTATGTGGCTATCGAGTCTCTTGATTCGTTTGCTGTTGTGAAGGAGAAGGCTGCACCGAAGCCTAATCCTCCGGCCGAGAACTGATTTATTGTAGCGGTGATATGTGCATGTACAGGGGGTGGTGTTGATGGGTATCATTTTGAGGCCTGAGGATATTGAGCCTTTCGCTGATATTCCTAAAGATAAGCTTGAGGCGATGATCGCCGATGTGGAGGCTGTGGCTGTCAGTGTCGCCCCCTGTATCGCTAAACCGGACTTCAAGTTTAAGGATGCTGCTCGGGCTATTTTGCGTAGGGCTTTGCTGCGCTGGAATGATTCTGGCGTGTCTGGGCAGGTGCAGTATGAGGCTGCAGGGCCGTTTACGCAGACGATACGGTCGAATACGTCTTCTAATTTGTTGTGGCCTTCCGAGGTTGCTGCGTTGAAGAAGTTGTGCGACGAGAGTGGTGGCGCCGGTAAAGCGTTCACGATCACACCCACGATCCGGGGTGGATATGCTCATTCTGAGGTGTGTTCCACGGTGTGGGGTGAGGGTTGCTCGTGTGGGTCGAATATTAACGGCTACGCTGGCCCTTTGTGGGAGATATGATATGACCAGTTTTCCTTATGGTGAAACGGTTGTGATGCTTCAACCGACTATTCGTGTCGATGATCTTGGCGACAAGGTTGAGGATTGGGGTCATCCTGTAGAAACCGTGTACCATAATGTGGCTGTTTACGCTTCTGTGTCGCAGGAGGATGAGGCTGCTGGCCGTGACTCTGACTATGAGCATTGGACGCTGCTTTTTAAGCAGCCTGTCAAGGATGCTGGTTATCGGTGTCGTTGGCGTATCCGGGGTGTGGTGTGGGAGGCTGACGGGTCTCCTATGATGTGGCATCATCCGATGACTGGCTGGGATGCTGGCACGCAGGTTAATGTGAAGCGTAAGAAGGGCTGATAGTTGTGGCTCAGAATGTGAATGTGAAGCTTAATTTGCCTGGTATTCGTGAGGTGTTGAAGGCGCCGGGTGTGCAGGGCATGTTGTCTGAGCGTGGCGAGCGTGTGCGGCGTGCCGCATCGGCGAATGTGGGCGGTAATGCTTTTGATAGGGCCCAGTATCGTGGCGGGTTGTCGTCTGAGGTGCAGGTTCACCGTGTTGAGGCTGTCGCGAGGATTGGCACCACCTATAAGGGTGGCAAAAGGATTGAGGCTAAGCATGGCACGTTGGCGAGGTCGATTGGGGCTGCGTCGTGATCATCTACGGTGATCCAAGAGTATGGGCTAAAAGGGTTATTGCTGATGATGGTTGGCTGTCTGATGTACCGTGTACAGGGACGGTTCCTGATTCATTTGAGGGTGACTTGATTTGGTTGGCCCTGGATGGCGGCCCCGAGTTGCATGTTCGTGAGCGTGTTTTTTTGCGTGTGAATGTGTTTTCGGATACGCCGGATCGTGCTATGTCGTTGGCTCGCCGGGTTGAGGCTGTGCTGGCTGATGGTGTGGATGGTGATCCGGTGGTGTTTTGTAGGCGTTCTACTGGTCCTGATTTGTTGGTTGATGGTGCACGTTTTGATGTGTATTCGCTGTTTGAGCTGGTGTGCCGTCCTGTCGAATCCGAGTAAATGCTTAACATAATTGATTGTTTAATTTTGTTTGTTTGATATTGTTTTTTGGGGGTTGTGATGGCTGCTACACGTAAAGCGTCTAATGTTCGCTCGGCTGTTACCGGTGACGTCTATATTGGTGACGCGCATGCTGGTGACACTATTGATGGTGTTGGGAAGATTCCTGAAGGTCTGACCGCACTGGGTTATCTGTCGGATGACGGGTTTAAGATTAAGCCTGAGCGTAAAACGGATGATTTGAAGGCTTGGCAGAATGCGGATGTTGTTCGCACTGTTGCCACTGAGTCGTCTATCGAGATTTCTTTCCAGCTGATCGAGTCTAAGAAGGAGGTTATCGAGCTGTTTTGGCAGTCGAAGGTTACTGCCGGATCCGATTCGGGCTCGTTCGATATTTCTCCTGGTGCCACGACGGGTGTTCATGCTCTGTTGATGGATATTGTTGATGGGGATCAGGTTATCCGCTACTATTTCCCTGAAGCTGAGCTTGTTGATCGTGACGAGATTAAGGGCAAGAATGGCGAAGTGTACGGGTATGGTGTGACGTTGAAGGCGTATCCTGCCCAGATTAACAAGAAGGGTGATGCGGTGTCTGGTCGGGGGTGGATGACGGCTTTAAAAGCTGATACTCCTCCTTCTCCGAAGCCGCAGCCGGATCCTAATCCGCCGTCCGAGAACTGACATACATTATAAGGGATTGTTGATAGATGAGTGATACTGGTTTCACGTTGAAGATTGGTGACCGTAGCTGGGTGTTGGCTGATGCGGAGGAGACGGCGCAGGCTGTTCCTGCCCGTGTTTTTCGCCGTGCCGCCAAGATTGCCCAGTCGGGGGAGTCTGCTGATTTCGCCCAGGTTGAGGTGATGTTTTCGATGTTGGAGGCTGCCGCCCCAGCGGATGCTGTGGAGGCTCTGGAGGGGCTTCCTATGGTTCGTGTGGCGGAGGTTTTCCGCCAGTGGATGGAATATAAGCCTGACGGTAAGGGTGCCTCTCTGGGGGAATAGTTTGGCTCCACGGCCTGATTGATGATTATCGTGGGGCCATCGAATACGATTTCCGCACTAAGTTTGGTGTTTCTGTTTATAGTGTTGGTGGCCCGCAGATGTGTTGGGGTGAGGCTGTCCGGCTGGCTGGCGTGTTGTGTACGGATACGTCTAGCCAGTTGGCGGCCCACCTGAATGGCTGGCAGCGTCCGTTTGAGTGGTGTGAGTGGGCGGTGTTGGATGTGTTGGATCATTACAGGTCTGCTAATAGTGAGGGGCAGCCGGAGCCTGTGGCGAGGCCTACGGATGAGCGTAGGGCCCGGTTTACGTCTGGGCAGGTGGACGATATTTTGGCGCGTGTTCGTGCCGGTGGCGGGGTGTCTCGCGAGATTAATATTATGGGGTGAATAGTGTATGTCTGGTGAGATTGCTTCCGCATATGTGTCGTTGTATACGAAGATGCCCGGTTTGAAATCGGATGTTGGTAAACAGTTGTCGGGTGTGATGCCTGCGGAGGGTCAGCGTTCTGGTAGTCTTTTTGCTTCCGGGATGAAGTTGGCTTTGGGTGGCGCAGCAATGATGGGTGCCATCAATGTTGCTAAGAAGGGCCTCAAGTCGATTTATGATGTGACTATTGGTGGCGGTATTGCTAGGGCGATGGCTATTGATGAGGCTCAGGCTAAACTGACTGGTTTGGGGCACACGTCGTCTGACACGTCTTCGATTATGAATTCGGCTATTGAGGCTGTGACTGGCACGTCGTATGCGTTGGGTGATGCGGCTTCTACTGCTGCCGCGTTGTCTGCTTCGGGTGTGAAGTCTGGCGGGCAGATGACGGATGTGTTGAAGACTGTCGCGGATGTGTCTTATATTTCTGGTAAGTCGTTTCAGGATACGGGCGCTATTTTTACGTCGGTTATGGCTCGCGGTAAGTTGCAGGGCGATGACATGTTGCAGCTTACTATGGCTGGCGTTCCTGTCCTGTCTTTGCTGGCGAAGCAGACGGGTAAAACGTCTGCTGAGGTGTCGCAGATGGTGTCGAAGGGGCAGATTGATTTTGCCACGTTTGCGGCTGCGATGAAGCTTGGCATGGGTGGTGCCGCGCAGGCGTCTGGTAAGACGTTTGAGGGCGCTATGAAGAATGTTAAGGGCGCTTTGGGGTATCTTGGTGCCACGGCTATGGCGCCGTTTCTTAACGGGTTGCGGCAGATTTTTGTTGCGTTGAATCCGGTTATCAAGTCTGTCACGGATTCTGTGAAGCCCCTGTTTGCGTCGGTGGATCAGGGTATTCAGCGTGTGATGCCGTCTATTTTGGCGTGGATTAATCGTATGCCGGGTATGATTACGAGAATGAATGCGCAGATGCGCGCCAAGGTGGAGCAGTTGAAGGGCATTTTTGCGAGGTTGCATTTGCCTGTTCCGAAGGTGAATTTGGGTGCCATGTTTGCTGGCGGCACCGCAGTGTTTGGTATTGTTGCTGCGGGTGTGGGGAAGCTTGTTGCAGGGTTTGCCCCGCTTGCGGTTGCGTTGAAGAATTTGTTGCCGTCTTTTGGTGCTTTGAAGGGTGCCGCTGGGGGGCTTGGCGGTGTGTTTCGGGCGTTGGGCGGGCCTGTCGGTATTGTGATCGGCTTGTTTGCTGCCATGTTTGCTACGAACGCCCAGTTTCGTGCCTCTGTTATGCAGCTTGTTGGTGTGGTCAGTCAGGCGTTGGGCCAGATCATGGCCGCTGTGCAGCCGCTATTTGGTTTGGTTGCGGGACTGGTGGCCCAGTTGGCTCCCGTTTTTGGCCAGATTATCGGTATGGTTGCCGGTTTGGCTGCCCAGCTTGTGCCTTTGATTAGTATGCTTGTCGCCAGGCTGGTTCCTGTGATCACGCAGATTATTGGTGCGGTGACGCAGGTTGCTGCCATGTTGTTGCCGGCGCTTATGCCGGTGTTGCAGGCTGTTATGGCTGTGATACGGCAGGTTGTTGGCGTGATCATGCAGTTGGTGCCTGTTTTGATGCCTGTGATTCAACAGATTTTGGGTGCCGTGATGTCTGTTTTGCCGCCTATCATCGGCCTTATCCGGTCGCTGATACCAGTCATCATGTCGATTATGCGTGTAGTGATGCAGGTTGTTGGTGCCGTATTGCAGGTGGTGGCCCGTATAATTCCGGTTGTGATGCCGATTGTTACGGCTGTTGTCGGGTTTGTTGCACGTATTTTGGGTGCTGTCGTGTCTGCTGCCGCCCGCATTATTGGCGCTGTCACCCGTGTTATCGGATGGGTTGTGAGCCATTTGGTGTCTGGTGTGGCGCGTATGGGTGCGGCCATCCTGAATGGCTGGAATCATATTAGGGCGTTTACGTCTGCGTTTATTAACGGTTTCAAGTCGATCATTTCTGGCGGCGTGAATGCTGTTGTCGGGTTTTTTGCGCGGCTTGGTTCTTCGGTTGCTAGCCATGTTCGGTCCGGGTTTAACGCGGCCCGTGGTGCTGTTTCTTCTGCGATGAATGCGATTCGGAGTGTTGTGTCTTCGGTGGCGTCTGCTGTTGGCGGGTTCTTCAGCTCTATGGCGTCTAGGGTTCGTAGTGGTGCTGTGCGCGGGTTTAATGGGGCCAGGAATGCGGCCTCTTCTGCTATGCGTGCTATGGGGTCCGCCGTGTCTAGCGGTGTGCATGGTGTGCTGGGTTTTTTCCGGAATCTGCCTGGCAATATTCGGCGTGCTCTCGGTAATATGGGGTCCTTGTTGGTGTCTGCTGGCCGTGATGTGGTGTCTGGTTTGGGTAATGGTATCAAGAATGCTTTGAGTGGCCTGTTGGATACGGTGCGTAATATGGGTTCTCAGGTGGCTAACGCGGCGAAGTCTGTGTTGGGTATTCATTCCCCGTCTCGGGTGTTTCGTGATCAGGTTGGCCGTCAGGTTGTTGCCGGTTTGGCTGAGGGTATCACCGGGAATGCTGGTTTGGCGTTGGATGCTATGTCTGGTGTGGCGGGTCGGCTGCCTGATGCGGTTGATGCCCGGTTTGGTGTGCGATCGTCTGTGGGCTCGTTTACCCCGTATGGCAGGTATCAGCGTATGAGCGAGAAGAGTGTTGTGGTGAATGTGAATGGGCCTACTTATGGGGATCCTGCCGAGTTTGCGAAGCGGATTGAGCGGCAGCAGCGTGACGCGTTGAACGCGTTGGCTTATGTGTGATTGGGGGTGTGGTTCATGTTTATTCCTGACCCGTCTGATCGTGCCGGTTTGACTGTTACCTGGTCTATGTTGCCGTTGATTGGTAATGATCCGGAGCGTGTGCTGCATTTGACGGATTACACGGGTGCGTCTCCTGTCATGTTGTTGAATGATTCGTTGCGCGGTTTGGGTGTTCCCGAGGTTGAGCATTTTTCTCAAACTCATGTTGGGGTGCATGGCTCGGAGTGGCGCGGGTTTAATGTGAAGCCTCGCGAGGTGACGTTGCCTGTTCTGGTGTCGGGTGTTGACCCGGATCCGGATGGCGGTTTTCGTGACGGTTTTTTGAAAGCCTATGACGAGTTGTGGTCTGCGTTTCCTCCCGGTGAGGAGGGGGAGTTGTCTGTGAAGACTCCTGCCGGCATTGAGCGTGTGCTAAAATGCCGGTTTGATTCGGTGGATGACACGTTTACTGTTGATCCGGTGAACAGGGGCTATGCCCGTTATGTGCTTCATTTGACAGCTTATGACCCGTTTTGGTATGGGGATGAGCAGAAGTTTCGTTTCAGTAATGCGAAGTTGCAGGATTGGTTGGGTGGCGGCCCTGTCGGCAAGGATGGTACGGCGTTTCCTGTGGTGTTGACGCCTGGTGTTGGTTCGGGTTGGGATAACCTGTCTAATAAGGGTGATGTTCCTGCGTGGCCTGTGATTCGTGTCGAGGGGCCTTTGGAGTCGTGGTCTGTGCAGATTGATGGTTTGCGTGTGTCATCAGACTATCCTGTCGAGGAATATGATTGGATTACTATTGATACGGATCCCCGTAAGCAGTCTGCATTGTTGAACGGGTTTGAGGATGTGATGGATCGTTTGAAGGAGTGGGAGTTTGCGCCGATCCCGCCTGGCGGTTCTAAGAGTGTGAATATTGAGATGGTTGGTTTGGGTGCCATTGTTGTGTCGGTGCAGTACAGGTTTTTGAGGGCTTGGTGAATAGATTGTGGCTGGTCTTGTCCCGCATGTAACATTGTTTACGCCAGACTATCGCCGTGTGGCGCCTATCAATTTTTTTGAGTCGCTAAAGTTGTCGTTGAAGTGGAATGGCTTGTCTACTTTGGAGTTGGTGGTGTCGGGTGATCATTCCAGGCTTGACGGGTTGACGAAGCCTGGTGCACGGCTGGTTGTTGATTATGGTGGTGGCCAGATTTTTTCTGGGCCGGTGCGTAAAGTGCATGGTGTTGGTCCTTGGCGGTCTTCGCGGGTGACTATCACGTGTGAGGATGATATTCGCCTGTTGTGGCGTATGCTGATGTGGCCTGTGAATTATCGCCCCGGTTTGGTGGGTTCGGAGTGGCGTGCCGACAGGGATTATGCCCACTATTCGGGTGCGGCTGAGTCGGTGGCTAAGCAGGTGTTGGGGGATAATGCGTGGCGTTTTCCGCCTGGTTTGTTTATGGAGGAGGATGAGAGTCGCGGCCGCTATATTAAGGATTTTCAGGTGCGGTTTCACGTGTTTGCCGATAAGTTGTTGCCGGTGTTGTCGTGGGCTCGGATGACTGTCACGGTGAACCAGTTTGAGAATAAGGTGAATGATCAGCGGGGTTTGGTGTTTGATTGTGTGCCTGCGGTGACCCGTAGTCATGTGTTGAATGCCGAGTCTGGTTCGATTGTGTCGTGGGAGTATGTGCGTGACGCCCCTAAGGCTACTTCGGTGGTTGTTGGTGGCCGCGGCGAGGGCAGGGATCGGCTGTTTTGTGAGGATGTTGATTCGATGGCCGAGGATGAGTGGTTTGATCGTGTCGAGGTGTTTAAGGATGCCCGTAACACGGATTCTGAACATGTGCATCTTATTGATGAGGCTGAGCAGGTGTTGGGGAAATCGGGGGCTACGTCGGGGTTTAAGATTGAGTTGGCTGAGTCGGATGTGTTGCGGTTTGGGCCAGGCAATCTGATGCCGGGTGATTTGATTTATGTGGATGTGGGCTCGGGGCCTATTGCGGAGATTGTTCGGCAGATTGATGTGGAGTGTGATTCGCCGGGTGACGGGTGGACGAAGGTGACTCCGGTTGCTGGGGATTATGAGGATAATCCGTCGGCCCTGTTGGCTCGCCGTGTGGCTGGTTTGGCTGCGGGTGTGCGGGATTTGCAAAAGTTTTAGTAAGTGATTGGGGTTTGTTGTGGGTATTGTGTGCAAGGGTTTTGATGGTGTGTTGACCGAGTATGATTGGGCTCAAATGTCTGGTCTGATGGGTAATATGCCGTCTGTGAAAGGGCCGGACGATTTTCGTGTCGGCACGACGATTCAGGGTGCCACAGTGTTGTGTGAGGTTCTGCCGGGGCAGGCTTGGGCTCACGGTGTGATGTGCACGTCGAACACTGTTGAGACGGTGACGGGGCAGCTGCCAGGCCCGGGTGAGACCCGATACGATTATGTTGTCCTGTCTCGGGATTGGGAGCAGAACACAGCGAAGTTGGAGATTGTTCCCGGGGGTCGTGCGGAGCGTGCCCGTGACGTGTTGAGGGCCGAGCCTGGCGTGTTTCATCAGCAGCTACTGGCTACCCTGGTGGTGTCGTCTAACGGGTTGCAGCAGCTGCTGGATAGGCGTGCTATAGCTGCCCGTGTGGCGTTTGGGGAGTCTGCGGCGTGTGACCCTACCCCTGTGGAGGGTGATCGTGTGATGGTTCCTTCGGGGGCTGTGTGGGCTAGCCATGCTAACGAGTGGATGTTGTTGTCTCCCAGGATTGAGACGGGTTCGAAGTCGATCATGTTTGGCGGGTCTGCTGTGTATGCTTACACGATTCCGTTTGAGCGCCCGTTTGGTAGTGCGCCTGTTGTGGTGGCGTCTATGGCTACGGCGGCTGGTGGTACGCAGCAGATTGATGTGAAAGCCTACAATGTGACTGCCAAGGATTTTAGTTTGGCGTTTATTACGAATGATGGTTCGAAGCCTAACGGTGTGCCTGCGATAGCTAACTGGATTGCTGTCGGCGTGTAATGTTGCCGGTGTGTTGTTCAATGGTGGTGTGATGCTGGGGGGCTGTGGTGTCGTGGTTTACTCCTGCACTGGTGGCCTCTATCTGTACCGCGCTGGCCACGATTTTGGGTTCTGTTCAGGCTGTCACATCCCGGTCTAGGAAGCGTCTCAGGCGGTTGTCGGCGCAGGTTGATGCGATGGAAGAGTATACGTGGGGTGTGCGGCGTGAGGTTCGCCGGTTTAACGCTGGTCTTTCCGATAATGTGGATCCTTTGGTGTTGCCTGATCCGCCCGGTTTTTTGAAGGATACGGTTGATGGTGGAGGTGAGTAGGGTTGAGGGAGTTGGAGGAGGAGAAGCGGCAGCGCCGCAATTTTGAGAAGGCTTCACTGGTGTTGCTGTTCCTGTCGCTTGTACTGCTGGCGGTGGTTGCTGCGGGTGCTTTACGTTTCGGGGCTGTATCCTCTGAGCGGGATTCGGAGCAGGCTCGTGCTGAGTCGAATGGTACAGCGGCTAAGGGTTTGGCTGCCCGCGTTAAGCGGGTGTGTGCTGAGGGCGGCCAGGAGTCTGTGAAGCTGCACAGGTCTGGTTTGTGTGTGGATGCTGCGCATGTTGAGCAGCATGTTCAGGATGTGCGTGGCCCGCAAGGCCCTGCCGGTGTTGACGGCAAGAATGTTGTTGATGGTTCGTCTGGGCTTGTTGGCCCTGTTGGTCCGCAGGGTTCCCCGGGTTTTAATGGTGTGCAGGGGCCCGAGGGGTTGCCTGGTGTGAATGGATCGGATGGCCATGATGGTGTTCCGGGCCGTGCAGGTGCCGATGGCGTTGCCGGGGTTGATGGTAAAGATGGCGCGAATGGCGTCGATGGTGAGCGCGGCGATCAGGGTCCAGCGGGTTCTGCCGGCCCCCAAGGGCCCCAGGGTGAACGGGGCCCCGCCGGTGCGAACGGATCAGATGGTAAAGATGGCAAGGATGGCCGTTCCGTGGTGTCTGTGTACTGTTCTGGGGGGGGCGCCTGTTTGTGAAATATAGTGACGGGACTGATTCTGCTATATCGGGTTCTGTGGCTTGCCGGACGGTGGCCCCGTCGCCGATTGTGACCGTGTCATCCCACAAATAGTAAGAGGAAGGGTGTTACTAGTGTTGATGATGTTTTGGGGTGGTGTGCGGTGAGGTACATTCCAGCGGCACACCATTCGGCTGGTTCTAATAGTCCGGTGAATAGGGTTGTGATTCATGCGACGTGCCCGGATGTGGGGTTTCCGTCGGCGTCTAGGGCTGGCCGTGCTGTTTCTACAGCAAACTATTTCGCTTCCCCATCTGCGGGGGGCTCGGCACACTATGTGTGTGATGTGGGTGAGACGGTGCAGTGCCTGTCGGAGTCTACGATTGGTTGGCATGCCCCACCGAATCCGCATAGTTTGGGTATAGAGATTTGTGCGGATGGGGGTTCGCATGCTTCGTTCCGTGTGCCGGGGCACGCGTATACGCGGGAGCAGTGGCTGTCGCCTGAGGTGTGGCCTGCGGTGGAGCGGGCTGCTGTCCTGTGCCGGCAGTTGTGTGACAAGCATGGTGTTCCGAAGAGGAAACTTTCGGTGGCTGATTTGAAGGCTGGCAGGCGTGGTGTTTGCGGGCACGTGGATGTTACGGATGCGTGGCATCAGTCGGATCATGATGATCCTGGGCCGTGGTTTCCGTGGGACAAATTTATGGCCGTCGTCTGCGGCGGTAGTGGTAGTGAGGAGTTAACTGTGGCTGATGTGAAAGCCTTGCATGATCAGATTAAACAATTGTCTGCCCAACTTACTGGTTCGGTGAATAAGCTGCACCATGATGTTGGTGTGGTTCAGGTACAGAATGGTGATTTGGGTAAACGTGTTGATGCCCTGTCGTGGGTGAAGAACCCGGTGACCGGGAAGCTGTGGCGCACAAAAGACGCCCTGTGGAGCATCTGGTATTACGTGCTGGAGTGTCGCAGCCGCATAGACAGGCTTGAGTCTACTGTCAACGGTTTGAAAAAGTGATGGTGATCTGTTGTGGGTAAACAGTTTTGGTTAGGTCTACTGGAACGGGCGGCTAAGACTTTTGTGCAAACGTTTGTTGCTGTGTTGGGGGTGACGGCGGGTGTCACGTATACTGCGGAGTCGTTTCGCGGTTTGCCGTGGGAATCAGCTTTGATCACAGCCACGGTTGCAGCAGTGTTGTCGGTTGCTACATCGTTTGGTAGCCCGTCGTTTGTGGCCGGCAAACCTAAAACCACGGTTGTGGATGCTGGGCTTGTTCCACCCGATGACGGGGGCATGATCGAGCCTATAGACGATGAGAATGTGGGCTATGTGCCGAGGCGTGCCGCCGAGTCTGAGGTTGGCACAGTCGACGCTCTGTCTGAATGATAAGTGAATATAGTTTGTGCCCCAGCGGGCCTGCCATGTTTGTGTGGTGGATGCTGCTGGGGCACTATTTTTGTGTCTACAGGGGTTTTACAGGTTGTCGTCTAGGGTGTCTTCGAGTGTCTGTTGTAGGAGTGCACATTCGGCGAGGGTGTCTTCAGCCTGATCGACAATGTTTTGTTTTGCTACGCCGGGATAGTTGTCGCGGTGATTGTAGATGGCTTCCAGAATGTTGTCTGCCATGATTTGTAGTGTTAGGGCCTGGTTGGTGATGCATTCCAGCTCGTCTAGGGCGGCCTGGCTAGCCTCCGGCTGCCGGTTGTCCGGATGTTCTGCAAGGTTGCAGTCCCACAGGATTTCTTGGCATGCATCCCTGGTGTCTGCGTCCACATCGATGTCGTCTAGGCTGACACCGTTGGCGTTGAGGCTGATGTTGTCGAGGTTGATGGGAACCAGATATTCGCTGCTGATGCTGCAGGTGATGTTTGCGAGTTCTGTCATGTTTCGTGGCTGCTGCTGTATGATGCGGCGGGCCGCGGTTTTGAGGGCTGTGACTGTTCGGTGTCTGTTACTGGGCATCGTTTCTATTCTTCTTCCCCGGTGTAGCTGGTGGTGTTGGTGTACTGGGTGAGTGTGATCAGGCACTGGTCGGCCCACTGTTTCACCGTCTGCCGTGTCACACCCAATCGTTGGGCTGCCACCGAATAGGTTTGATCATACCCGTAGACTTCCCTGAATGCGGCAAGCCGTGCTAGCCGTTTCCGCTGTTTGGATGGTTCACATGTGAGGGTGTAGTCGTCGATGGCCAGTTGTAGATCGATCATGGTGGCAATGTTGTTGCCGTGGTGTTGTGGCGCGGTTGGTGGGGGTGGCATGCCCGGCTCTACACTCGGTTTCCATGGGCCGCCGTTCCAGATCCATTGGGCGGCTTGGATGATGTCGGCTGTGGTGTAGGTTTGGTTCACTGGTCACCCCTTGAACAGGTTGTCTAGGTTGTCTGGGTTGCTGGTGTTGGTGGTGTCGAATCGCCCCACACAGTGGCAGTAGTCGTACATGAGTTTGATAATGTGTTGGTGGTCGCCGAGGTAGGTGTTTCCGCTGATGCTGTAGGTGGCTGTGCCGTCTTTTGCGATGGTGTATTTGGCGGTGATGGTTTCGGGGTTTTCGGTGTTGGTGATGATTGCTGTGGTGGTGGCGCCTACTGTTTGTAGCCTGGTGGTTTGGGTTCCGTCGTCGAGGATGGTAGTAACCATGAGGGTTGTCCTTTAGTTGCTGGTTTGGTTGTCGGCTAGATGAATAATATCGGATAAAGGTTTCGGCTGGTCTAGGTGTTGTATGGTTTTGTTGGCTAGCCGTTTGGCTACCCTGTAACACATTTTGGTATAGTGTTTGTTGTCTAGGTTGTGGTATTGTTCCCGCACCGCAATATATAGTAGGGAGTCTTGGTACAGGTCGTCTGCACTGATTGCGGGGTAGTGTCCGGCTGTTTTGGTGCATGCCCGGTTGAGTGTGCGGAGATGATGGTCTGTGGCCCACACCCACGATGCTGTGGTGGCCAGGTCTGCTTTTGTTGGTCGTCTGCTCATGACACTATTTCATCTCGCTATCTGGTAGTTGTTGGGTGTTTTATGGTTGATAGTGTAGCACACGAGTCCGGGGTGGCCGGTGGTGCCTGTGCGGTGCCGATACCAGACGGATTCTCCTTCCATGGATGGGCATTGGATGAAGGTGCGTTGTCCTTGCTCGGAGATTTGGAGGTGGTGCCGATGCCCGGCCATGAGTATATGGGATGTGGTGCCGTTGTGGAATTCTTGGCCGCGCCACCATTCGTAGTGTTGATTGTTGCGCCATTGGTGTCCGTGGGCGTGCAGGATTTGCGTACCTGCCACTTCAACGGTGGTGGTCATTTCGTCCCGCTCGGGGAATATGAAGCGCATGTTGGGGTAGTTGTTGGTGAGTTGGTAGGCTTCTGCGATGGCCCGGCAGCAGTCCACGTCGAAGGAGTCGTCGTAGGTGGTGACGCCTTTGCCGAATCTTACGGCTTCGCCGTGGTTGCCGGGGATGGAGGTGATGGTGACGTTGGGGCAGTGGTCGAACAAATGGATGAGTTGCATCATGGCCATGCGAGTCAACCGTATCTGCTCTGTCAAGGGTGTTTGTGTGCGCCAGGCGTTGTTGCCTCCTTGTGACACGTATCCTTCGATCATGTCGCCGAGGAAGGCGATGTGGACCCGTTGCGGTTTTCCTGCCTGCTGCCAGTAGTGTTTGGCGGCTGTGAGGGAGCGCAAATAGTCGTCTGCGAAGTGAGAGGTTTCTCCGCCGGGGATGCCTTTGCCGATTTGGAAGTCTCCCGCCCCTATGACAAACGCGGTCTCGTCACTGCTGGTGTTGCAGGATGGTTTGGGTGGCGACCATTCGACTAGTTTGTTGACGAGTTCGTCCACGGGATACGGGTCTGTTTTGGGTTGGTGGTCGATGATTTTTTGGATTGAGCGTCCGGTTTCTCCGTTGGGTAGTGTCCATTCGGAGATGCGTGTGCGGCGTACGGTGCCGTTGGCGAGATCATCATTAATTGTGTCGATGGCGTTGTCGTGGTTGGCTAGCTGCGTGAGTAGCCGGTCAATATTGTCTATCACTGGTTTTCCTCTTCTTTTTTCTGGATGGTGTTGGCTTGTTTGCGGCGATAGTCTTTAATAACGGTGGCGGAGATGGGGTATCCGGCTTGGGTGAGCTGTTTTGCTAGCCAGGATGCGGGGATGGTTTTGTCTGCGAGCACGTCGGCTGCTTTAGCCCCGTAGCGTTGAATAAGGGTTTCAGTTTTTGTTGCCATGATATCCTAGGGGTTGTGTGGTGGGCTGCCATCCGGTGCGGCAGTCGCCGTCGTGTCCTGGTTTGCGGGTGCACCATGTGATGGTGCCGTCTGTGTGGTGGAGTGTTTTACCGCACATAACTTCTTGGAGATGCTGTGGCAGCTGCTCCGGGTTGTTATCGTTTTGTGTGTCGAAGAGTGTTTTCTGTTTGGTGAAATGCTCTGACACGGTGCCGTTGTGCACGGGTAGTATCCATGTTTTCCATTGTTGTTGTAGCCTGGTGTTCCAGTGGAATTGTTTAGCTGCCGCTGTGGCTTGTTTTATGGTTTTGTAGTAGCCGACTAGTATGCGCTGATGCTGCTGGTCGGGAGGGTTTTGGCCCCGCCAGTATTGTGCCGCCACGGCGTACCGGTTATTGACTGTGAAGGTGTTCCAGCAGTATTCGATAATGTGTTGCAATACTGTGTCTGGCAGGCTGTCAGGGTTGATGGTGGTGTTTTGGGTGATGATGTCACGGATGGCTTTCCGGTTTCGGGTGGTGGGTTTGAACGAGATGCTCACGATAGTGCCGGCTGGTCGTCTTGCATGAACTGGTTGAAGGTGTTGTTCCCGGCGTGTTGGGCGTGTGTTATTTGCTGGTCGGTCCAGTCTGGGTGTTGCTGTTTCAGATAGTACCAGTGGCACGCATTGTAGGTTTCGTCTTGTAGCCGGGTGAGATGGTTTTCGGTGATGATTTGTTTCCACATTGTCCATGACACGTTGAGCCGGTTGAGGATTTCGAGGGCTGGGATGTTGAATTGGTTGAGGAACAGGATTTCTTCGGTGTAGTATTCCTTCTCGTACTGGCCCCATCCGCTTCGGTGCCTGTTTGGCTGGTTTTTGGGGTAGGCTTCCCGGCATACTTTGTGCAAACGTTTGGCCATGTCGTCGGGTAGTTTAATGTCGGGGTTGGCGCGGATCATGGATCGCATCCCATCATAGGTGGTGCCCCAGGTGTGCATGATGTAGATGGGGTCTTCACCATCAGCCCATTTTTCTGCACAGATGGCGAGGCGGATACGCCTCCTGGCTGCTTGGCTGGTGTTGCGCCGGTTGGGGATTGGGCAGGTGTCGAGGGGATCCATGGTGTTTTTTATGCCTTTCTTGGTTTGGGTTGTTGACGGGTTTTATTGTAGCACTGTGTTGAGTGCTTGTGTCAACCCTGTTTTTCCGGCCTGAAGGTAGGTGTCTGTGACATCCCCGAGGGTGAGGGGCACGTGTACGGCTTGGGAGAGTGCGGTTTGGAGGGTTTGGGCCATCTTATCTCCCGCGGGGTCTGGGTCGGACCAGATGTAGATGTGGTCGTAGCCTTCGAAGAATTTGGTCCAAAAGTTTTGCCACGAGGTTGCGCCGGGGATGGCTACGGCCGACCATCCGCATTGTTCGAGGATCATGGAGTCGAATTCGCCTTCGCAAATGTGTATTTCGGCTGCCGGGTTGGCCATGGCGGCCATGTTGTAGATGGAGCCTGTGTCTCCTGCCGGGGTTAGGTATTTGGGGTGGTTGTGGGTTTTGCAGTCGTGTGGGAGTGAGCAGCGGAAACGCATTTTTCGTATTTCGGCTGGCCCTTCCCAGACGGGGTACATGTATGGGATGGTGATGCACTGGTTGTAGTTTTCGTGGCCTGGTATGGGGTCATTGTCGATGTATCCAAGGTGGTGGTAGCGGGCTGTTTCTTCGCTGATGCCTCTTGCCGAGAGAAGGTCGAGTATGTTTTCGAGGTGGGTTTCGTAGAGGGCTGAGGCTTTCTGGATTCGGCGGCGTTCCGCAATGTTGTATGGGCGTATGCTGTCGTACATTGGGGTTTCTTTCTTCTAATCGTTGTTGTAGCTTGGCGAGTCCGCCTCCGACACCGCATGTGTGGCAGTACCAGACGCCCTTGTCGAGGTTGATGCTCATGGAGGGCTGGTGGTCGTCGTGGAACGGGCAGAGGATGTGCTGCTCGTTTCGTGACGGATTGTAGCGTATCTGGTAGTGGTTGAGGAGGCGGCAGGTGTCAGAGGTGTGGGAGGAGCTCGTTGAGGGTTGATACCACATAGGCTTCGCTCCAGGGCTTGTTGCGCTGTTTCATGACGACGAGTCCGATAGTGGACTGGCTTTCTCGGTTTCGGTGGGTTTCATAGTTGCGTGCCTCGGTTGTGGCTTCTTTCACAAATTGGGCCAAATGCTGCTGGCCAGCCTTGGCTTCGATCACATAGGTTTTGTGGCCGGTTCTGAGGATAAGGTCGCCTTCGTCCTCTCTGCCATTGAGATGAAGCCTTTCTATATCGTGTCCGGTATCGCGTAGCTGGTGTAGGAGTCTGGTTTCCCACTCGGCACCGGCCCGGCGGTTGCGTGACTGTTGTGTAGCCATCATAGTCCTTTGTGTGTTGTGGTCATGTTCCATGGCTGTTTTTCGACGAGTGGCCCGAAGAATGTGTATTCGGGGTAGGCTCTGAGTCGTTCGTATCGGGTGCCGTCGGGGCTGGATTTGCCTGTGCGCTGTTTGAGTACGGCGATGCGCGCCTCGGATGGTATCGATAGCCCGTTGCCATTATCCTCGCCACCATACAATGAGACTCCGAGGATAAGTTGTGGTTTTTCGGAGAGGCCGTTTTTGATTTCCCGTCTAGCTGGCGGGTGTTCGATGTCGGTGCCGGTTTTGTCGGTTGCGTGGTGGGTGACAATAATGGTGGAGCCAGTATCCCTACCTAATGCTGTGATCCATTGCATGGCTTCTTGTTGGGCCTGATAGTCGGATTCGCAGTCTTGGATGTCCATCAGGTTGTCGATGACGATGATTTCGGGGAAGCTATTCCACATTTCCATGTAGGCTTGCAACTCCATGGTGATGTCGGTCCATGTGATGGGTGACTGGAATGAGAATGTGATGTGTTCGCCGTGGTGGATGCTGTCTTGATAGTATTCTGGCCCGTAGGTGTCAATGTTGTGTTGTATTTCAGCGGTTGTGTGGATGGTGTTGAGTGAGATGATTCGTGTGGAGGCCTCCCAGGGTGTCATGTCCCCTGAAATATATAGGGTGGGCTGGTTAAGCATGGCTGTGATGAACATGGCTAGCCCGGATTTTTGGCTGCCTGAGCGCCCCGCAATCATCACCAGATCACCCTTATGGATGTGCAAATCTTGGTTGTCATATAAGGGTGCGAGTTGCGGTATGCGGGGCAGCTCGGCTGCGGTTTGGGAGGCTCTCTCGAAGGATCGTTGTAGAGAGAGCATGGGGCCTTATCTATCTGTTGCTGTTGAGACTGATGTGAGTGGTCAGATGGAGTCGATGTCCACGTCTTCGCCGGTGTCGGGTGTGGTGTGGCTGTCTCGCCGGTCAACGTAGGCTGCTACGAGATCGTAGATGGCGTCGTCGAGGGGTTTGAGAATGACAGCGTTGAACCCGTTTTTGGTGCGCACTGTTGCAAGTTTGAAGGCTTGTTCTTCGCCAAGGTATGCTTCGAGTTCGCGGATCATGGAGTGTGGGCGGTCGTTGTTGCCGCGGGCTTTCTCGATGATGGCGTTGTTGATGGTTTCTGGGGTGCCGTTGTTGAGGTCGTCGAGGGTGTGGAAGATGGTGACGTCGGCGTAGATGCGGTCTGCGACCTGTCCGCCGTAGCCTTCAGTGTTGTGTTCGACGTCGTGGACTTTGAAGGCGATGGCGGTAGCGTCCTGGTTTTTAGACGGGTTGAAGAAGGTGCTGCTGCTGTTGTTTCGGTAGTTGGCGAGTCCCATGATGGTGTTATCCTTTACTGTTGTGTCTGTTATTGTTGGTTTATGTTGGTTACCGTGTAAGGCTGTTGCGTTTCGTGCGGAAGGCCTCGGACACGTCACTGTTGCTGGTGATGATCTTCTTGTACTGTTTGAGGAGGTCTGCTAGCTGTGCTTTGCTGGTAGCTTTGTTGATCCGGTCGATGATGATGTCGTTTTCTTGTGATGCGATGTTGTTGACGTAGTCTTTGGCTGCTTTGTTGTATCGGTCTTGGAGGATGATTGCTGCGCTGGCTACCAGGGTTGCGAGGTCCCAGTCTTTCGATACGGTTTCGTCTTTGAGTCCTCCTAGCAGGTCGATGATGGATTGTTTTACTTGGTCTGCCGTGTCACCTCGGATGACTGTCCATGGGGCGGCGTAGTCGCCACCGTATTTGAGTGTGATAGTCAGCCTCTCGCTGTCTGTGGTGTGCTCGTCGGTCACTTGTTTTCCTTTTCTTTGTTGTCTGTTTCGGGTGATTGGACTACTGATTCTATCGGGTACCGATACGAGTTGGCGCCGTTGACGGCCCAGCACGAGTCCTTGACGGGGCATCCTTTGCACAGTGCTGTAACGTGTGGGACGAAGATTCCTTGACTGATTCCTTTCATTGCTTGCTTGTACATGGATGATACATGCCTGTACGTGTCGTTGTCAAGATCAATCAGTTCGGTTGCTGTGCCCTGCTCGACCGATTGCTCGTCTCCCTTGGTGGTGGCGGGTGTCCAAAACATTCCTTTCGTGACCTCGATACCTTGCTGGGCTAGCATGTACCGGTATGTGTGCAGCTGCATACTGTCTGCGGGTAGGCGCCCGGTTTTGATGTCGAGTATGAACGTTTCACCCGTGTCTGTATCCGTGAATACCCGGTCGATGTAGCCGACTATTTTTGTGTCATCGTTGAGGAGGGTTTCTACTGGGTATTCGATGCCGGGTTCGCCGTCGATGGTGGCGGTGATGTATTCTGGGTGGTTTCGCCTCCATGTTTTCCAGCGGTCGAGGAAGATGGGGCCGTAGTGCATCCACCAGTCGTGGTCTTTCTTATTGGGCCCGCCTGATTCGCACACGTTTTTGCACACGCGCCCGGATGGTTTGATTTCGGTGTTTTCTGATTCGACGAGGGCGACTTGTGTGGCGAAAATGTTTTTGAAGGATGCGAGTTCGCCTGGTAGTACCGGGTATTCGTCGGGGTTGTGTAGGTGGAGGTCGTAGCCTTCGGTGAGCTGGTGGATGACGCTTCCGGCGATGGTGGCATACCAGGTGTGGTGTTGGGCGTGGTATCCGTGGGACAGTCGCCATTTTTCTCCGCACTCGGCCCACTGTGACAGTGATGAATAGGAGATGTGTCCTGGGTGGTGGATGGTGCTGGTCGTTTTTGCTAGGCTCATTGCTGATCTCCTGTGGCGGGCCATTGTGGACGATCATCCACGCCGGCATCGTGTAGCTGCCAGGCTAAGAGTGCGAGGCAGTGCCAGGCGGCGTGTGCCAGATGTGGTAGCCCGGATTCGTGGTCGAGGTTGTTTCCTTGCTGCCAGGATAGCAGATGCCGGTAGAGGGCGTCGACACTGTGGCTCCACGGGTATCCTCCGGTCCAGTTGTTGTCGCCGTATTTGGTGGCACCGTATCCGGCGACTTCGCCGAGGGCGTGAAGGGATGCGGGGTCGATGAGGGAGAGCCGGCAGAGTTTCAATTCTTTTCGGGCACCGGTGTTCGGGTCGGTGTACATGCGGGTTGGCTCATCCATGAGGGTGGGTTCTCCTTAAGTGTGGGTTACTGGTTGTTGTTGTGGGCGAGTGCGACGGCGAGAATAATGATGGCGAGGGTTTCAGCTATCAGTATGGGTGTGGTGATCATTTGGTGTTGTGGGGATTGTTGGTGAGGGTTGATGCGCCGAGCAGGGTGGCGAGGGCGCAGGCGGCAACGATGGCGAGGGCTGCCTTGTGTGGGGTGCCGGTTGCGTACATCCATGTGATGATGCCGCCTTGGATCCATGCGAGGCTGGTGAAGAACGTTTCGTAACTGTGTAGCTCAATGTTGTTGTTGGGTGTGTTCATGCTTGCTCCTGAAGAATTGTGTTGATGGTTTTGTAAATGTTGTACAGGTCGGTTTCGATGGTTTGTAGCTGGCTGATTTGGTGGTCGAGATGGATGTCGGGGTTGAGGGTGTTGATGCGGGATGCGATGTCGGTGGCTGTGCGTAGTGTGCCGCCGGTGTGGTGGATAATGTGTGCCGTGTCGGCGAGTCCGGTGGTGACAGCGTAGTGGGATAGGAGGGGCATGGCGGTCCTTGGCGGGTTACTGTTGCGGGTTGATGTTGAGGTCGGTGACGTGTGGGCTGTTTTCTGTTCCTGTGACGAGGCAGTGGACGGTGACGGGAAGCTTGGATGCGCCGGGCTGTTTCATGGTTGCACCGTAGACGATGCTGAACGTGTCTTTACCAATGGTTTTGTGAAGTTGGAGGTCGATGTCGGGGTTGCCGTTCCAGTTGACGCCTTGTGCTGCGGCTTTCTGTTCGGCTTTCTGGTTGCAGGTGTGTGCTGCGGTGATCATGGTGAGTCCGGTTGCGGTTTCTTCGCCGCGCTGCCTGGCTAGCTGATGGGTTTTCTTCTGTTCAGCTTGTAGGGAGCGGGTGGCTTCAGCCTGCTTGGCGACTTTCTCGGCTTTGCGCTGCTGAGCGGTTTCAGGTGTCCATTCAGTGTTGGCGGTGGTTACCTGTGGGGCGGGCTGTGATGCGAGTGGCGGATTGTCGTCGGGTGCTGGCAGGAAGGAGGCTGCGGCAATAATGGCGAGGGTGGCGCCGGCGATGGTGTAGCCGTTTTTCTTGTTCATGACTTTGTGTTCCCCTTTCTGGGGTGTTGTTCGTTGTTGACATGATTAATCATGGTGTGGGCGGCAGCCTGTGTCAAGTGTGCGCTCAATGCTTGTGAGCGATCCTTGTGTGGTGGGGGATTTTATCGGGCGCACAGGGTGAGCAGGCTTCCGATGTTGATGCGGCTCACATTCCAGTAGAGTTGTGTGGCTTCACCCACGGTGAGTGGAAGCCACTCATCGTGGCTGTACACGGTTCCATCGGTGGCGATGAATGTGTTTGGGCGTAGCTTGTGGAGTTCGGCTTCCACATGCTGTCGGTAGGCTTCGGCGAGGCCCTCAAAATCCATGTGATCGCAGGAGAGGTTTTCGAGGCGTGTCAAGTCGAAAGGCTCAGGGCAGTCCTGGGTGGGGGTGTAGAGCTGGGTAAAATGGTCGGCAATCTTTTCCATGACGGATTCCTTTCAGGTGGTGGGTTGATGGTTTTATCGGGTGGCTGCGGCGATGATGGCGTCCACATCGATCAGATCGATCATATCATGGAGGTCTTCGGCCTCGTCCTCGGTGAGTGACTGCCAGTTTTTGGGCCCGTATACGGCGCCGTCGAGGGTGATGGTCCAGTTGGGTCGGATGAGCCGCACGGCTTCTTCGACTTTGGCACGGTACAGGCGGCAGATGATGGATGGGCGGGTGTTGCCTATGTCACATCCTGTCAGGTGTGCAGGGTGTAGTGGGTTGATTTCTGTCTGCCCGTAGAGGCTGGTAAAGGATGGTGTGACGAGTGTGCCATCCATGATGGGGGTGCTCCTTTCAGTGTTGTTGTGGTTTCTAGGGTGTGGCGGGTTGCGGCCTGGAGTCAAGGCTGCGCTCAAACCCCGTGAGCGTTTCATGCGGGCGTGTTGAGTGTGGCGTATCTCACTGAGCCTCTCATTACTCCTGTAAGTGTCTCAAATGGTCTGGGGGTAGGATTATGCAGGATCAACCCTGCTGATCGATTCTAGGCCCCATGTAAGGCGTCTCAGGGGTATGTCTGGGTGATAGTAGGTCCGGTAGATGGACTGACAGGTTGATGCAGGTCTGCATCGCAGAGGTTGGGGTGTCATATCTGAGCATGGGATCTACATACCTACATGTGTGAGATAAACCACATCCCCCTAGCCTGGTTGACATCGCAGATACCCGGGAGTTCATCTAGCGTGGAGGGTGTAGCCCAGAAATGCCGTTTAAAGCCTCCTCACGGCGCCTAGGAGCGCCTTACAGGGTGGGGGCTAGGTATTTATACCCCCAGCACATTCTGATCGATTCTAGACGCCTACAGGAACCTGACACGCGATCAACTCCCCATGCTTAGATCATCAGTCCCTATCTTGCTTAGCTAAGCCTGCACTATGTGGACAGTGTTGTATGCTGTGAGGGAAGAAAGACACGGTAAAAAGAAGAGGGGGAGTATCAGCCTTCAAGCCTTAAGGTCTTAGCGCCTAGCACCGAGCCCCTCAAGGGCTCGGCATCAGCCCGAACAGGCTCAGCCGATCAGGCACAGCCCTGAAAGGAGCACACGCCATCAGGGAAGGCTTGAGAGTACAAGGAGCTTAGCGACGAGTACTCGAAAGCCTGAGGAAACACCCTCAGCGCTGATGGGCCTAGCGTGTTCGGAAAGGACACAGGAGTAAAGTGTGAGAGCTGATCGGGAGTGAAACCCGTTCTGGCTAGGGGTTTTAGCCTTAACCACCTGTAAAGGTTACAAGACTCTAAGAAAATTTAAGGAAAAGTTTAGGTTTGATTTTTGGACCTTTACTACCAAAAACACCCGTTTACACCCCTCAAACCCGCCTATAGAGCCAAATCCGCCAGTTTGACTCATCCCAGGTGGCGTATGCTAGGCTGGACAGGTAGCCAGCTGGACGCAAGGCCAGAAAGTGCTGACGCACTTCCCGACCTCGCTTACCATCAGTCTACCAAACACTTAAAGACCTTAGAGCTTAGCGCTAAGCCCTTAAGACTTGAGTGCTTAGCACCGAGCCCCTCAAGGGCTCGGCATCAGTCTTAGGTACTTAAGGATCTAAGTTACTATAAAAGCTTTAAACACTTTAAGTAACTATCAAGTTTTAAGAGCTTAGCACTTAAAGATATAAATAAATATTAAAGCTTTAAAGTCTTAAAGTAAATATAAAACCTTAAGACTTTAAACACCTAAAGTTAACCATCAGTCTTAAACTTTAATATTATAACCTATAAGTCTTAAAGCTTATAGGTATTATATTATAATATAATTATATAAGTTATAAAAGTTTTAGAAGAGTTAAGGGGTTAACTTCTTTACTTCTCTACTCTCTTTGGTTCTTTCTCTCTTCTCTTCTTTTCTTCTTCAGGGGAGAAGAGGAACCTTTACCGTCAGCGCTGATGGGCTTTCGTCGTGTGTCTCGTGTACCACCGGTCGCACGCTCCCCACACTCTTACACCCGTGCCCCTTGACGGCTTGGCGTGTTCAGCTGAAGGCGTACGGCGTGTCACGCTAACACCCTTAACACTAGGTAAGACTTAAAGTGTATATTATATGTAGAAGACTTTAAAACCTATAAGGTGTTCCTGCTTAGCCTGTGTCCTTCAACGCTAGGCGCCAAGCGCTAAGCCTTGAAACGCGAACACACACCCACCCCCGTTTTTCTTCCGTGTCCTTCTTCTTTTTGACACCGCTGGGGGGCGATGTGATCTTTCTCACACCCATGTGGGTAGGAGAAGAAAGCAACCACCCCACCATCAACAGAACACCCCCTCAAACGAACAAAACAGGGCCTAGAATCGATCAGCGGGGCAAGGGGAGAGTATTCATACCCCCAACGGTTCCCAGGCCGTTAGAGAGGCAATCAGAAGCTTACAGGGATCATAGGTGAATGGGGGACGCGATGGCACACACCAACCGCACCGCATCCTCCGCACACCGACGCTGGCGGCAACGACTCATCACCCAAGCCCGACAACAAGGACAAACCACCTGCCCACTCTGCGGAGCCACCATAACCTGGGACACACACGACCTTCCATCATCCCCCGAGGCCGACCACATCACACCCGTCAGCAGGGGAGGACTCAACACCCTCGACAACGGCCAAATCATCTGCAGAACATGCAACAGAAGCAAAGGCAATCGCAGCGAACCAAACATTCGATTCCAACAACAAACCACAAAAACACTCGTCTCCTGGTGAAGAAACCGCCAACCCCCGACGGGGACACCCCCTGCACAGGCGTGCAAGACC